CATTGATATTTTTGGTACAACTTTAAAAAGCACAGCACTAATTAGTTTTGTTACAGCTGCTGCCTTTTTATTAGTAGCTTTAATTTCTCCGTTGTTATCAGGAATAGCTGACTTTGCAGGAAATAAAAAGAATTTTATGAAGTTCTTTTGCTATTTAGGAGCAGTATCATGTATCTCTTTGTACTGGTTTTCATTAGAAAATATATATTGGAGTTTGTTGGCCTATTTTCTTGGATTAGTTGGTTTTTGGGGTAGTTTAGTTTTTTACAACTCCTATTTACCAGATATCGCTTTTCCAGATCAACAAGATAATATAAGCGCTAAAGGTTTTTCGTTAGGTTATTTTGGTAGCGTTTTACTATTAATTGTAAATCTTGCCATGGTGATGAAACCGGAATTATTTGGAATTTCAGGAACTTCAGGTGAAGCTAAAATGAAAGCCATGCGCTACTCATTTATTACGGTTGGTATTTGGTGGATTCTGTTCAGTCAATATACTTATTACTATTTGCCGAAAGGAAATAAAGGTCAAAAAGTTACAAGTTCAGTTATTTTTAATGGTTTCCGCGAATTACAAAAAGTTTGGGTTTTATTGGGTGAAAACCTAAAATTAAAACGATTTTTAGCCAGCTTTTTTGTTTACGGGATGGCGGTGCAAACCGTTATGATTGTTGCTGTTTATTTTGGAGAACAAGAAATTTTATGGGCTTCAGACAGTGAAAAAACAACCGGTTTAATCATAAGTATTTTAGTAATACAATTAGTTGCTATTTTAGGTGCGTTTATGACTTCTATAGCTTCTGCAAAATTCGGAAACATTGTTACATTAATATTCCTTAATTGTGTTTGGGCTCTATTATGTATAGCCGCTTTTTTCGTTACAACACCTGTAGAATTTTACCTAACAGCTGGATTTGTAGGTTTGGTAATGGGTGGAATCCAAGCCCTTTCTAGATCGACTTATTCCAAATTGTTACCACAAACAAAGGATACTGCTTCGTTTTTTAGTTTTTATGATGTAACTGAAAAAATTGGAATTGTAATTGGAATGTGTTTCCTAGATACTCAAAATTTTTGTTTGTCGCCATAATTCTCCTTCTGTCAGTAAAGATAAATACTATTAGTTTTGGATAAATTCAGGGTAAAAATAATTAAAATTTTTGCCTGAAAAAATGTCAGTCAGGTCGTTTAGTATACCTTTTAACTTTGGGCGTAGGTCTACGGTATATCTTACCTTTGGCGGGTACACTTTAGCATCAAACCTTCTCTGACAAATTGTCAGGTCTCCAACCTTAATATAAAGGTTAAAATTTTCATCACCGTCAGTAATTGACGTATTTAAAATTTCTGGGTTCTCAGAAATTTCATATTTGTTGTCTAACATATAGACCACTGATCTCATTTTTAAATCATATTGTAATTTACGACATACCATACTCATATGATCATAAAAGTCCTCAGATTTGTGAGCGTTTTTGTTAAACCCTTTAACATTAAAAAAACGTTGTACTACAATGTTATCATTACACATTAATAGGAATTCAACTTTTGTTACATCTTGATCTTTCATCTTGTTTTTGTTTTTACTTTTTGTTTCTAAATTTTGTTTTTTCTTTTCTTGATAATTTCAAAAATGGTTTTAAAAAATTAACCCAAGAGTCATCACCTTTTGGTAGGTATTTGAAGAATCCGTCATCCATCATCATTCTAATTAGGTTTCTATGTCCTCTCCCATCGGGATCCATCGATTCAGAGTAATATTCCCTAACCATTTCTTTACCCTCTTCATCAATTAAAGGTTCTGACAAATCTACGAGTTTTTTATTGATTTTAAAAAAATCATCACCCATAATACCTTCTTTGGTTTTTCCACTGAGTAGATTTCCTAAAACAACATTTGTTTTTTGTTCTTTTAACAATAACTCACCCTTTGTTAAAATATCGGTTAAAGATGTCTTCAAATCAAGTATTTCAGGGAAAAATTTAATTAAAGTTTTCTCACCCATTAAACTTATTCCGTCAATATTATCCGAAGTATCACCAGCAAGGATCTTAAATGTCATAACATTATAATGAGGAATAGAACAATTTTTAAATTTAATGTTGTCCCCAAATTTATAATACGACTTTAAGTTTGGTGAATAGATTAATACCTTTTCTGAAATTAATTGAGTTAAGTCTTTATCGCTTGAGAATATCGTTTTCTCTTCATCTAAAGAGATTTGACAATAGTAGGCAATAAGATCATCCGCTTCCGAATTTTCAACCTCTAATTGTCTTATAAACATCTCTTCAAGATATTGTTTAACCCTTGTTTTTTGTTTGTTAAATGAATCAGTCTTCTCCTCATCATTAGGAGAAGATTTACGATTCATCTTATATTTTGGATATATTAATTTTCTTTGTGATGAGTTTGTATCACTATCCCAAAAGACCATAACTTTATTAAAATTGGTTTCTTCTAAAAATTTACGAATTGTGTTAAGAAAATGCCAAGTTCCACCAATGTGTTCCCCATTATTATAAAAATCCTTAACTCCGTGAAATCCTATTTTTAATAAATTGTTACCATCAACAATTAATGTTTTGACCATTTAAATTTTTTAAGTCGTTTGAAATACTTTTTACTCGTCAGAGTCATCATCAGATTCATCTAAAGAATAATCTGAATACCCTAATTTTGTTTCCCAATAATCAGAATATTCTTTCTTATAGTTATCCAAAGATTCTTTTGTGTCTGTAATATAACCTTGCGGTACTGCAATGATCTTACCATCTTTATACCCAAGACCATTAACGTGATTCTTTAATATAGAAATTTTTGTTCTAATTGCAAATGATACTTTTCTACCATTCTTAGTCGCATCAATGTGACTAATCCCTGCCTTTTTCTGATTACCAAATAAGAACACTAATGATGATGCCAACCATACCGCCTCACCACCTTTAGCCTTGATTTCAGGTTGTCCAAATGGATTATCAGGTAGTAACACCCAAGGCTGATTTAAGATCACTAAAGTATTGTAATATGGGTAGTCTTCTTTTTTAGATTTTGAGATTCTTGAATGAATTCCCATACCAATTTTATCCGCTAATACTTTTGCGTTGTGCATTCCACCACCTTTACCATCAAAAGTCATCTGACAAGGTACACTACCAATACTATCCCACAAAAATAATAAACTATAAGGAATCTCTCCCTTTTCTTGAGCGTCAAGAATATTATTAATAAATTCAGTTGCTTGTTCAATTACATCAAACGAATCATTAAATATAAACATACCGTCATACTCACCAAGTTCGTTTTTTTCAGCCTGCAAACCTAATTCAATAGCGTGTTCCCAAGACCATTTTTTCTCAGTAATGATAAGAACAGGTAAGTGTCCTTTTTTCTGAGCGTCTGCTGCCGCGAGGATCATTGCCGTTGTTTTTGAGGTATTTGAATGTCCTAAAAACATATTTATACCCCCCATAATAGGTCCCGGTAATCCAGATGACCCCAAAAAAGCCTCCCCAAGATTATAAAAACTTTCTGGTTTGTATTTTGTTTTTGTTGAGTACTTATCTTTGATTGACTCTAAAGATATTTCTCTTTTTCTTATCGCCATTTTATTATAAAATTTCTGAATTATATTTACGAATTTTTTCCAATGACTCAAGTTTATCTTGTGCATTAGCGAATTTTTCAACCAATTTATCCATTTCTTCAAGATGTTGTGGATGTTCACCAATACCAACAGGCGAAGTTAAATAAACTAATAATGTTGCTTCCGCTTCTGCCATTTCACTACGATATTTTAAGGACAATGCCTCATACATTTTTTCTGCTATTTTGCTCATTTTTTTGATTTTAAAAAATATGGACACTCAGTATTTCCAAGTGTCCATGTTAAAGTTTAATTAGAATGGTAAATCTTCGTCAACTTCTTGATTAGACTGAGGATCAGCCTTTTTAACTTCAGACTTTACACTTCCACCCATAGAAATCTCTTCTTCTTGATTATTTGAGTAGATGTATTTTCCTGCGTCAGTGTCCCAACGTGGAGTTTCACCTCTTGCAATTGATTCAAGGTATTCAACAGGTTTCTTAGAGTATACGTCCTCCCAAGTCAACTCATTGTTGACCCATGTTGATGCTTGTTCAGCGTCTTCATGTGTTGGTGTTGGATCGTCATACATAACGGTTTGGATAACCGTATATGTCGCACCTTTTGGTGTTTTTGCCTTTGTAAGTTCAAGGATTAAGTCACGACCATTATCAGAGTCAGTAACATCACCTTTTGCTTTCCAAATCGGAATAATTTTGTCAAGGATTCCTTCTTGTTTGTAATTGTGTTTAAATCTCCAAAATTTAACACCATCTTCTTCGTGATCACGGTCAATTACTTTAACAATATAAAACTTACGTGCTTTGTATTGTATAGCTAATTGTTTGTCGGATTCACGACCTGTTGACATTAACTCGTCATATACCTCATTCAAAGGTGAACGTTCGTTGTCATTTTTTCCTGGATCATAGAACTTCTGCCATTTACCATCAACATTGATTTCGTGAAACCAAACTTCCTTAAAAGGAGATGATCCATCAGTTGTAGGTAAAATACGGATTGTTCGTTGACCTTGTTTTTCACTATCCTTAAGGATTGCCGCGAAATACTTTTTCATTCTTTCTTCTTGTGTGAATTTTGAAGTGGAAGAAGAACCACTTTGTTTTGAACTCTCATACTGAGCCAAAACTGCATCTAAAACATTGTTTGTCGCCATTTTGTATATATTTATTAAAGGTTTACGTAGAAAATATAGTTATAAAAAGTAGGTTAGTCAATAAGATATTTAAAAAAAACTTGAGAGGGACATTGATGTCCCTCTCTAAAGTATTACATCATATTTGTGTCTTCGTCGTCGTAATTATTAAATGAAGTTTCAACATCATTTGTAGAGTAATTATTAGCATCATCAGTTGTTAAAACATATTCATTTTTACCCGATTTTTCCATATCAGGTTCTTTGTCTTGAAA